TACCCTTAGTCATACCAATCTTAGCATTACGAATGTTTTGTTTTACTTGTACTTTCTCAGTGGTACTGAGTGTTGCTACTCCACCTACATTCTCAAAGTTAGATGATAGTACCGCTACGTCCTTGACTCCCTGTAAATGTGATACATCCACACCAAATGATGCAGACATATTCTCTACACTTTCACCTGTGTAACTCGTATGAAATACTATACCCAACTTGGATGCACCTATCTTCTGACCCAGTTCACTGTATGCATCAACTGCATATGTGATAGTGTTTGGTCTGAATTTATATACTGTATTACCACCCATCTTTGTAATAGAAGGTGTCTTAGTATATAAGAGATCACCTTGTAGTACACCTTTAAATGGTAGTTTCTTTAGTTGATCATATACTTCATGAAGGATAGTCCCAACAACACTACCTTCGTAATGGTAGTCTATAAGATCATGATCATATCCGATCTTTGGTTGTCCTTTATTAAATACTGATTTAGTTCCTACAAAAAACTGCCCTTGAGGAGTCCTACCACATACAATAGCAGGGGCACCATCCCATTTGACAGTAACCCTTGCACCCTTTCCACCACTGTCTAGCATGTCAGAAAGAGACTCAATAAAATTGATAGCATTTAAACCACCCTGATACCCTTGGTTGATCAGGTCATCTTCTAAATGTTCTAGGTGTGTGTTCTTTGCCATGTCTTAATTATACCTCATATCTGATGGTAATGGCGTTCATCTTAACACCACCTTTAGCTTTGCGTCCCTTTTTGCTGATACGAACACCTGCTCTACCCATAACTTCATTAATTAATTTACCATCTATAGGTCTGATACCAGACTCTGTGAGTACATGAGTAGCAACTTTGTCACCACCACCAAATGTCATCTCACCAGTTAAACATTCTTTAGTTAGTTCATACTTAAATTTAGAATAGACTCCTGATGTGGTAGGATTCTTTCTAGTTCCTAGTATGGATTGTAGTCTAGACTCTAGTCCTAGGTTCTCTCTTGTGCTACTCATAAGTCTGTCTGCCTCTGCAGCAGTAATAGTTCCTGTGTTGTTCTCAAATTTATTAGATATCTCTTCTAGTACTAACTGAAGATACCCTAAGCACATCGCATCGTCTCTAGTTCCATACTTATTTGCTACTAGTTTTAATATACTAGTCAGAATCTTAATTGATTTATCTATACCTGCTGACGTAAGTTGATAATCATTACCATACTTCATACTACATTTATATTTCGTACCACCTTTGCTGAAAATTATATCTGTCTTTCCTTCATTAGCACCACCACCCATCTTCATAAATGATTTATAGAATAATTGTTCTGCAGCAAACCCACCAGGTTTTATCTGATTAATGACTTGCAGACCTGCTTGTGACACAGCAGAAGATTCCCCCATCTTACTGACTTCATCTGCTGCCTTAAGACGAGTTACATTTTGTTCTGATGAGAGTTCAGATGGATCACCAACACGTGATAGTGCATGGTGTAGTACTGACCACTCAAACTGTAATCCTTTATTTGCCACGAAAAAAGAGGGTGTTACCCTCTTATTTATAGGGAGACCTAACAACGTCTCCTTTCTTTTTGTATGCAGTGACCTCAGGATCTGGGTCTAACCACTTCGTGTATTCTTTGTCCTCTAGACATGCGTCCAACTGTAGTGAACTGTCTAGTAAGTACATATCATTGTAACGTTGTGTCCATGAATTGTACTTCTGTATACGGTAATCTAGTTTACCGTTCTCTAGTCTCTTATCTGTGTGAACAAAACGATAAGGACCTTGATCCATAATTTTAGTCAGTTTCATTGCGAAGGTTGTCCATGTATTCCAACATCTCACTTACGTCACATAGGTTATCAATCTGATGTAACATATCTGCAATGTGTTTGCTGATGTATGTCTTCTCTGTGCGAGCAGAGAAAGATAAAGCATTACGTAAAGACTCTTGTGCTTCTCGTAATGATTCTTCTACTTGTCCTGATAGTGCCATGCGTTAATGAGGGTTGTACTTTCTTAGAATGTAAGTTGAGTATGCTGTTATTATAGCAGCACATATGACTGGTGTCAAGAATAAAGGCATTAGTCGTATCTCCTTAGTATATAAAGTGCAATAGAAGCACCAACTGATGATGCACCTAAGACTATTAAAAATAAAGGCATTAAATGTCTCCTTGTTTTCTGTTTTCGGACTCCTCAATGGAGAACTCTCCACCAGGATATCTTGCTGCTAGTTTTAATGAGTTGGTATAGAATACTTCATCAAGTCTGATGTCTAATGCTTTCGCTGCACATGCTGCGTACCATAGAACGTCACCGAGTTCTTTAATTAGATGCTCTTTGTTAGCATCATTCCATGGTTTACCTTGATACTTCATCTTCTTAACAATCTCACAGAACTCACCTGCTTCTGCAGTCAAACCCTGTGATGCTGTGTCCAACCTAGCAATGTCACATCCTTGTTCGCTGAGTTGTCTCAATCTATCTATATACTGAACCTTATCTTTACTAGGTTCTGAGCAAGTCATGTCTTGGAAATGCATGTACTTGTCTAGATCAATCTGGAACTTAGTCTCTTCCTTTTTATTCTTTTCGTTTGCTCTAACCTTCTCTGCTGCTTGCCATGCAGTGAATCCTTTTTGTTTAATAAACTCTTCTGGTGTCTTGGGAGTTTCATCAGCAATCTTCTTAGCACCATCTGCCATATCATCTTTGGCATCCTGTGCAGAATTATTCATACTCTCTGCAACTTTCTGAGCGTTGTCTGCCGAGGCAGGATCATAAGGTACGTTTTCTTTTGTCATATCTTAAAGGAATCAAATTTAGTTTTAGTCTTAGCGACTTCTAGTATCTCTTCGTCAGTACCAGAATCAGTAAGTTGTTGCTGTTCACAATCATAGAGCCTCATCTTCGATCTGTCAATACCTATTACAAATCGTTTATGTACTGTAGGATCATTGTATCTATTCTTGAGTTGCTTGACCATTATCTGATTCATCCCCTCAAGATCCTCCGTACTAATAAGAGCAAACATAAGATCAGCAGTGGCGGGTAGACCGAACGACTCACTTGTGTCAGTAAGATCAACATCACTACTACCATAGCCACTACGAGTTGTCTGAGTAGCGGAGACGATAGGTACATCAGTCTCAACTGCAAGACCACGGAGTTCTTCTGCAATCGCTTTAACAAACGTGTAAGAATTGACAATGGAATTTTTATAACGTGATGATGAACAAATATTTAGATAGTCAATGAAGATAATATCAGGACTGAACCCTTTCTTCATTGCTAACTCATTGATAAGAGACTTAAAGTGACCTACATGTGCAGACGCAGTTGGGTATTCTTTGATAACCAACCTACCTTGAGTCTTCTTATCTATCTTATCCATTTTAGTACGAAACTGTTGCTTTGTAAACAGTGGGTCGTTAAGTTGTTGGATAGGTACATCTAAAAGGTTAGCATCAATTCTCTCTGCAATCTTTTCTTCTGCCATCTCAAGAGTAATGTACAGAACATTCTTACCTTGTAGTAATGTAGCTGCTGCCATGTGACACATGAATAGAGACTTACCAACACCTGTACCTGCTAGTGCAATGTTAAGTGTCTTGTTTGGTAAACCACCTTTGGTTATCTTATTAAAGTAATCAAGATCAAATGGTGTCTTGTCTTCTATCTTATGATAGAAATCATATCTCTCATCAGCATCCTTTAGATAGTCATGACCAACCGTGTCATCAAAACTAGTACCCAATGCCTCAGACATGATGTGTGGTATAGCATCCTTGTTACGAGTCTTATCCTGACCGTCAGCAATCTTAATACTATCCATCAATGCAAGATAGATTGCTCTCTCCTTACACCATTTCTCAGTAGTACTCAACAACCAGTCATGATTGTATTGATCTTTATCTAAACCAGAATCAATAAACGTTTCTATCTCTTTGATTATCTCTTCACTTAAATCTCTACGTTTCTCTACCTCAATCTTAAGTGCTTGTGGTTCTGGTAGTCCAGAAAACTCCTGCACATAATCATGCACCACCTCAAACAATACCTTGTGATTGATGGTGTCAAAATATTCATCCTTAACAAAGGGTAATACCTGTCTACAATAGTTCTCATCTAGGATGAGTTTACTAAGTGCGATCTCTTCTATCTTTTGCATTAAATGTAGTGTAGGTATGTTCCGACAACATACTTGTCGTTTGATAATGGTGCTTTACCTGAGTGTGCAAACATCCAAGTAGGAGGGAATACTAACACCTTACCCTCGCTCGGTTTGATACTGATGTTTACGTTAGGGAAGTGTGTTTCTCCACCTTTCTCCACATCATTTAGATAAAAGAACAGAGCAAGAAATCTTCTTGCACTACTGTGGTCACCAACATCAACATGCTCATCAAATCTATCATTCCTTTCACACTCATAGTGCTTGAGTTTGATTTGCTCAAATCCATTCTCTACTGGCCAGTGATCCTTACAACCTACCTGTGTCATGTAAAGTTCTGATGCTGATTTGATTGCAGGGATAAGTAAGTTCTGCATCTTCATCCAGTCTGGATCTTGTTCTGTCTCTGCAACATGTGTAATGTTAAACATATTACATTGAGGACGACCCTTCTGTTCCCATCTTTCTAACTTAGTTTTCTTTGCTAACGCAACTAAATTACGACAGACATTTTGTGGTAAACATCTATCGTAAGATTTAATGTAGTCAGTAACGTTTCTAAGAACCATAAGAGAACTCCTTCTGTGCACTCTCGTCTAATGCTTGCATGATTTCGGGAGTAAAATACTTCTCTGGATCAGCAAGAATAGATTTAGGATACAAGTTAGACTCACCCATCTTATACCTGTTTCCTATTCTTGTAAACACTCCATGTTTTTCTCCTAACTCTAGGAGACCATAGTACTTGTCAAGTCCTCTCTCATCATAGAATAGTCTTGCTTCGATTCTACTATTCTCTTTGGTAAACCTAGACTTCTTAGTCTCACATTTGATTAGGTTACCTACAACATCCTTACCATCTTTCTCTTTAGATTTACTCAAGTATATGATAGAGGATGCAGCATACTTAAGACCAGAACCACCACCCATTTCTTTCATAGGTACATAAGCACCAACAACATCATAGGTGTGGTTAGTAACTATCATAGGAACATTTGCTTTACCTAGTTTCAGTGTTAGAACTCTGAAGATAGACTTAACAACTTGTGCTCTAGTCATGTCACGTGTGTCCTTACCCTGCTCAGTATCATCTACCTCTTTAGTGGTGGATAACATACCAAGACTATCAAGAACAAACATCAATGGTTTGCGTTCTGCTTCTGACTGTGCAAGATACTTATCTACAATCTTGATTGCTTGTTGTCTGAACTCCTGTACTGTGGTAACTGGTACAAGATACATTCTATTAGAATCTATGTTACGTTTCTCTATCATCTCCTTAGAGATAGCAGACTCAGACTCAAAGTAAATTACACCTGCATCAGGATTAGATTCTAGGAAGTGCTGAACAATACCTAGACAGAAAAATGTTTTACCTGTACTAGATTCACCTGCTAATGCTGTGATCTTATTACTAGGTACTCCACCAAAAATACTACCAGACACAACAGCATTAAAAAGATATGATCCTGTGTCTATGAAACCGCTAGTGTCACCTGCTGCAACACCGTCTGACACAACACCTGCGTACTCGTTACCGATCTCTTTTGCTATGTCTGTGAAAAATGAATTAGTCATCCAAAAATATGCTCTAATGTAATCTGTTTTTCGGGTGTCCACCCGATAGCATCAAGGATACCCTTGATGGGAGACAAGAAACTCTTGTCAAATTGTACCTCATAATCTACTGATCCGTCAAGTTCGAATTCTGTGGGAAGAGTTTGGAAGAATGAAATGACATTCTCTCCAATGCGATTAGGTTTTCTTAGGTAAAGATATTTGATCTTCTCACCTTCCTGTATGAGAGGAAACTTGTGAGCGATCTTATGTTTCTTTATATAATGATTGTATAGTAAAGAACCACGTACGTGTATTGGACATCCCTTACCATAGATGTCTTTAGTAGAAGTAAACTTCTGTATGTTATTGCAACTACGAGGGAATGATATATCTTCTAGTGGTAACTGCTCAAACTTCTTTCTAAATCCTGAGATATATTTCTGCACTTCATCCTCATCACTATTCATAACGAGATCAAGTGCTTCTTTAATAGCAGTTCTGCATGGCATAGGTGTAGAAGACTTGACTGCTTCGATACCCATCATCTTTAGTTTAGGTTCAGCATACTGCACACCTTCACTGTTCCATACATTAAGGATATATCTTTTCTTGGCAGTCCAGATACCCTTGTTCGCTATGTTCTCTCGCTTCATGATCATCTTCTGATCATAGGCACTTACATAGGTGGCCAACTCCTGATAAGAATTCGATATATACTTCTCAAGTTCCACATCACACACCTTCTCAAGGAACCTAAGTGTGCTTTCACTGCTTTTCTCTCTGTTCGAGAATACCTTCTCCACAAGAGGACCAAGGTGCAAGTAAATGCTATCGGTGTCACTAGCAATAACGTAATCATAATCTTCAGTCTTTAATAGTTTATTAAGGTAAGCATTCATCTTGTTTTCTATCCAACGGATAGAAACTTGACCAGATAAAGTAATAGCTTCAGCGTTAGCAAGGTTATAATAACGGAAGTATTGATTCCCGATAGCACCATAAGCAGAATTAAGCTGAATCTTCCGAGCCATCTGAATGTTGTTGTAGCGGGAGATTTCTTTCTGTACGTCTGGAGTCGGATTAGTTTCATACTTTTGTTTTGCCTTGAGCATTTTCTTTTTATAGATCGTACGATCATCGTAGATCCTTTGCATGATCTCAGGTAGAAATCCATGTATATCCTTACGATACTGAGCACCGTTAGCACATACTGCATACTCTCCATCAATCTTAACTTCTCTGTTGAGAAGTCCTTCTACAGATACAGTTGGGTGTCTCCTATCAACAAGAGTTTCGGGAGATATATTGTACTGCATTATAAGGTGAGGGTATAGACTATTGAGGTCGAAACTTACAACCCAATCGTACATACCTGGTTTAGGTTCCTTGACATAGGCACCTGCATACTGTTCATTCTTTTTAGTACCGACCTTAGGAGGAACTACAATGTTTCTCTCCTGTAAGTCATTGTATATTAATGTATCCCACATACGAACCTGTGAGAACACATCAGATAGATTTACCTTAGCGTCATAACTTAGAGTCAATGCTAACTCTATCAACTTCATCTTATCTTCTAAACGATCAACCAACTCAACGTCATGGATGTTGTACTCCACAAACTTCTGCCAGTCTCCTGTATAGAATGCTTTAAAGTTTTCGAACTCACTGTGATCTAATTTCTTTTGACCAAGTTCTACGTCAGCAATGTGATCTAGTCTATAAGATGACTGAGCACTATAGGTAAACTTCTGATACAAATCAAGGTAGTCAAGAATAGTGACACCTGTAATATCATATGCAAGTTGTTTACGACCCTTGATAACTAGTTCTCTATCAATGACTCGGTTCCAAGGTGACAATGATCTCTTCCATTTCTCACCCAAGACTCTCTCTATTCTCCTACAGATATAAGGTATATCATATAGGTTACAGTTCCATCCTGTAATAACATCGGGAGTTGATGTCACCCACCAGAGATGGAAGTCTTCTAACAGCGATGCTTCAGAATCAAACAAACGATACTCATGTGTATTATTAAACTCACGAGTACCCCACGTTGTTATCTTCTTAGTGATAAGGTTCTTCATAGTAATACAAAGAATCTCCTCACGAGATTCCTCAACGGAAGGGAAACCGTTGTCACATGCAACCTCGATGTCAATAGTATAGATCTGCATGAGATCCATATCAAACTCAACTTCATCGGGGAACCTATTAGAGATGAATTGATATACAAACCTCTCATAACCATGGACTTCTAGACCTTCCACACTCTCATACTTTTCTATGAAAGAACGTGCTGATCTAGCACCATCAAATTGTTTAGGATGTGCATACCTACCATCTAAAGTTTTAAACTTTGATACCTTGGATTGATCCGAAGGCACAAAGTATAGAGTCGGTCTACACTTTTCCCTGTATGTTACACGTTCTCCATGCTCATACCCACAGAAGAGTATGTCATCACCAAGAAGTCTAACGTCTGTGTAGAAACTCATTATGCGTTGATTGCTGCGTATTTGGTTTTCATGTCAGCAGATGGATCAAGTATCGTGAATACATTTTCATAGTTCATGAATAGATCACGTTGATCAGTATATAAAGGATACTTAATTAAGTTTCCATCTATTATCTGGACACACTCTTCTATTAATATGCTTGGTTCTTCATCCAGTTCCGTCATCATACCCATCAGGTAGATGTTTGGATCAGTCTTGAGGATTAGTATCTTTAGCATTGTCTTCTAAAAGTTCTTTGTATTTTGATAAGAGATTATCATGAGGTTCATAGATCAATGCTACTGATGGTATCGGTAGGTAGATGTATGAGTTTTTGGAGAGAGGAACATATGTCTGAAACTCTATATCAATCTCATCCATCTCTACATGTTCTGAGTTCTCAAATAATAATTCCTTGGTAGGTTTCATAGTTAACGCATAGGGAAAGTCCAACTTATATGCTATAGGTTGTCCCTCAGGATTACGCATCTCCTTAACGTCAGCTATAACGTCCTCCCCGTTTTGCATTCTTACGACCCTTTCGCTCATAGTCCGTCTCCATTAGTTCATTAAAGGTGTATTTGACGAGATCAGTAAATGATCTCCGAGCAGATATGTTCTTTTCTTCGGAAAGAATGTGAACCATCTGCATAAAAGTTTCCATCTGATCAGATGGGATGTCCACTGTTAGTGTCTCTGCCTTCTTAGAGTGGGCAGGACACAGGTTTACATACATGTTCATTTGTTCTCCAAACAAAAAGAGTCCCCCATGGAGACTCTTCGGTTGTTACATTATATAGGGTGATTCACTCCATTATTATAGCATGGTTTTCCGACCTGTCAACTACATGCACAAATCAAGTTACGATCACCAGTTACATTATCTATTCTACTTACTGCTGGCCAAAACTTCCTACCCTTTGCAGGGTAACATGCTGCCTCACGGCTATAAGGGTAGTCCCACTTACCACATAACATCTCTGCAGTGTGTGGAGCATTCTTTAGCAGTTCTTTCTTCGTGAATATCTCATGTCGGATACTCTCCATAGCATCTACAAACCTTTGCAACTCATCAAGTGACTCTGACTCTGTAGGTTCTACCATCATGGTTCCTAACACTGGCCATGATAGTGTGGGAGCATGGAACCCATAGTCCATCAGTCTCTTCGCTATG